AAAAAATCCTTTGCCAGTGTTTTCAGCTACTCCATATATAAAGTGTGCCATAGTTTAGTCCTCCTTTTTAAGTTTGTATATCATAGTTTAACTTTGAGTCAAAGTCTTAACATTAACTGCTGTTGTTGCAGTTGTAAATTGTGTTGATGTATTAGAACTTGGTGTAGCAGGTGTTGACCCTGAAGTTAAAATAGCTCCAGTTGCAGCTCCTGAAGTAGTCGTCCCTCTACCATATCCTCTTGCAGTATCTAGGCTTGGCGATGTAGCACAAGCTGTTCCATCATAATCTGTTACATTAACTACATAACTAGGTGAACCACCACCTATTATTTGACAAGATGTTTGAGTTCCATTATTTGCTTGATAAGAAAGAACTGAAGGTAAAACACCTCCAGCAGTCCAAGAAGAACCATCATATTCAAATTGTGTATTTACTAATCCTGGGTCAGCACCACCACCAGATACTAGCCCTGCAGTTTGAGTTCCACACCCTGCCATTTGTTCAACAGCTGTAGGATACGCAGTAGCAGAAGTCCAATTAGTACCATCATAATGATAAACATTTGCCCATTTTCCAGGTGAACCTTGACCTGCTGCTGAAACTGCTGCTGTTTGAACTCCAAAACCTGCTTGAAGTCTATTAACTGCAGGCATATTATTTACTTCACTCCAACTTGAGCCATCATATTCTTCCGTATTAGATACACTTGTTCCAGTATATCCACCTCCAATCAGTGCTGCTGTTTGTGTTCCAGCATACATACCAAAAAATCTTGCTGTGCCCATATCATTTTGTTCAGCCCAAGTCGATCCATCCCACTCTTCTGTTTGTGCTCTGTAAGTTGAACCTGGGTTTTTAATTCCACCGTACACAACACATGCTGTTGTAGTTCCAACTCCATGACCTAAATATCTTGTTGTATTAGAGGCTGTTGCACTAGCCCATGCTGCAGCTGTAAAGACGTTTGATGATTTGTTATATTCTTCTGTGTTTCCAATAGTAGCTGTTGAATAACCACCAGCAACAATACCTGCTGTAGATGATCCAGCTCCACAATCACCATAAAACGCTCTTGCTGTTGCTAACGTAGCTGGAGAAGTTGTCCAACTTGTTCCATCCCATGTTTCAGTAGCAGTTGAATTTGATCCTGTTGTTCCACCTGTTACAGCGGCACTAGTTGAAGTTCCAAAAGAACCCATACCTTGTCGTGCTGTATTCATACTACCAACTGTTGTCCAGTTTGTTCCATCATAAACTTCTGCTGCTGTTGTAACTGGTGTAGTTCCTCCACCTGCTGCAAGAGCCGCTGTTTGAATACCTACTCCTGAAAGATTCTGTCTTGCAGTATTCATATTATTTACATTAGAAAAATTTGTACCATTAAATTCTTCAGTTTTATTTAATACAGTTCCATCATTACCACCAAAAATAACTCCAGCAGTTGATACTCCTGCACCTGCATGACCTTGTCTTCCTGGACTTATAGCATTACCAGCTGTCCAAGAAGTGCCGTTATAACTTTCACTTTCAGTAGCTAATCCTTCTGGATCAGATCCAGGATATCCTCCTGTTTTTATTGCAGCTGTTTGAGTTCCAAAACCTGCACAAGAATTTTCTGCATTATTACAAGCTCCACCAACAGTCCAACCAGAGCCATTGTATTCTTCTGTATTAGTTACGATAGCGGGTGCTGCTGTTCTTCCACTACATGATAAAGTAGCATTTTGTGTTCCTTCGCCAGCCCACATTGCTTGATATCTACCAGTTCCCATAGATGCTGAACTAGAAAAAGCTTCAAGTGAAACAACACTTTTAAAAGTATCACTACTTGTGTTGTACCAAACTTGACCTTCAGCTACTGATTCACTTGGATCAGTTGTTACTGCCTGAATTGATCGTCCATGTATTTTTCTATATGTGCTCATAATTAACTTGTTTGAAAAGTGTCTATTTTAATTGTTGATGTTTCTCCTACGTATTCTTCAACTACTTCTGAAAGATAACCTGCTCCTGGAGATGGATTATGATATCCTCCAGCAGAAAAAGTCCCTGCAGCTGGAGCTGTTCCAGAAGATGCTCGATTAGAATTATCTTGTGATCTTGTTGCTCCAGTTACCCAATTAGTTCCATCATATTGTTGTGTTGTTAAATGTGCATTAGAAGTAGATGAAGGAGTGGATCCATTCATTAAAATGGCTGCTGTTTGAACTCCAGACATTCTACAAAAACCCGTTCCTAATACTAAACTTCCACCCGATGTCCAACTAGATCCATCATAATGATATGTAGCTGAACTATAAGCAGTTGATGGAGGGGGTCCTACATAACCAGCAGCAACTAATGCTGCTGTTACAGATCCTACTGCACCTGTATTAGTCATCACAGCAGGATTAGTTCCACCTGCTGTCCAATTGCTTCCATCATATTCAAAAGAAGTTCCTGTGTATGGAGGTATACTACCACCAGCTAATAAAGCGGCAGATGTAGTTCCACATGCTGCACATTCTTGTCTTCCTGCAGGTAAGTTAGGTCCTTCAGTCCATGAAGAACCATTATAAGTTTCTGACTCATTTCTATAAGGATCACCTCCAATACACATAGATGCTGTTTGAGTTCCCAAAGCACCCATACTACTTCTTCCAGTATTTAGTGCAGGTCCATTAGTCCATGAAGCTATACTAGCAGATCCTAAACAAGTATTAGTTGTTGGATTATCTGTAGGTGGCCCTATTGAAGAATCACTAGGTCCTCTGTGACCTCCAAAAACAAAAGCAGCATCTACTGTACCAGAAGCTCCTGCTCTTTGTACTACGTAAGGCATGTTAGCTGCAGAAGACCATGCCGCTGCAGTCAATGTATTTGATGATTTGTTAAATTCTTCTGTTAAATTATAAGTAGGATATCCTGCAGTAGCAAGTGCTGCTGATGCTGAATGACCAGAACTACCTGATAAACCTCTTCTAGCAGTTGCTAAATTAGGACCCTCTGTCCAACTTGTTCCATTATAAGATTCTGCGTCCGCTTTTACTGTTGGTCCCGGAGCTTCTCCACCAAATACTATTCCATCTGTTTCAGAACTTCCAGAAGAACCTAATTGAGTTCTACCAGTTCCTAGACTAGTGGCTGTAGTCCAACTAGAACCATTGTATTCTTCGACAGCACTTTCACCACCATTTCCACCTGCAGCAACTGCTGATGTTAATGTTCCAAAACCTGCTAAATAAAATCTTGCTGTATTTAATGCACCACCTGATGTCCAATTAGTTCCGTCATAATGTTCAGTAGTACCTACACCTGGTGGTCCACCACCAATCGCTAAACCTGCTGTTTGAACAATCCCAGCGCTTCCTCCAACACGTCTTCCAGTGCCCATGTTATTTACTGTAGTCCAACTTGAACCATTATATTCTTCTGTAGCATTTGTACTCGTACCTGGTGCATCAATTCTACCTCCAGCAGCCACTGCAGCTGTTTGAGTTCCAAACCCAGCTAAATAAGATCTAGCAGTGTTTAAAGCACCACCTGCACCCCAACCAGATCCATTATATTCTTCTGTTGTAGCTACAAAAGCTGGACCAGGAGGGTTTCTTCCACCAAAGGTTAAACTAGCAGTTTGAGTTCCTGCTCCTGCTCCATTATTTGTTTTATTTAGTGTAGCTGGAGCACTTATCCATGCTTCAACAACACCTAGTCCTCTAAGAGTTCCTGTAGTAGAATTATACCACATTTGTCCTGTTTTAGCTTCACCTGGATCAGAAGTCGTTTTAATAATCTTCTGCCCGATTAAATCTTTATAAGCAGCCATGTATCTCCTTAATTATTCTTTAAGAGCCAACCTTGTGTGCTGTCTACATAGACTAAAGTATTTGCTGCTCTTTCTGTTGATACTGTTAAAGGGTCTGTTGATCCTGCAATTTTTTCTGAACCGTTTTGATCGATTGTTAATGCGTTAGTATCAAATGTTCCTGCATAATCTATAAAAGAAACTTCATCTCCAATAGTTCCTGCAGGTAAATCCATTTCTATTGCACCAGCTGTTGTATTAATAAAATAACCTTCACCAGCCACTGCTGTAAATGTAGAAGTCTTAACTGCTTGCCATGAAGTACCACCTGATACTTCAGCAAAAGATAATTGACCAACTGCCGTTGTACCTGAACCTGTGATACTAGCTACTTTTAAAAATCTATCTGCTGTAACATTTCCAGTGGGAAATTTAAGCTCATACGACTGCCCAGAGCTATGTGGGGGTGACGTAAGTTTAATCCCGTGACTGTTATTTTCACAGTTAAGCTGAATTGAACCTGGGTTTGTTGCACCCATTGCTTCAATTACACCAGTTCCTTTTGGTCTTAAACGTAAGTTAAGGTTTGAATCATCTCCAACTGCACCAATTTGTGCACCAGCTCCTGTTGCAGCATTTGTAATATCAATATGGTTTACTGCAGAACCAGTTGTTTCAAAAATTAATTGTTCAGCTCCATTTTCATCTCTGATACCATGAGCATCATCAAAATCTATCATGAAAGAGTTAGTATCTAAATTGCCACCTAATTGTGGTGAAGTGTCATCAACTAAATCACTAGCTAATGATATTGTAGAAATATTTGGATTAGTACCATCATCTGCTTTTGCATACGCAATTACAGTTTTACCATTTGTAACTGTAGCAGAAGTTCCTGTACCTGTTGCATATTTAAACACAACATTCTGAGATCCAGAAGTTGCATTTTTTAAGAAATAAAAGTTTTGTACATCTAAAGGTATTGTAACGTTTCTAGATGCTGTAAGTGATCCTGTAAATTCTATAATTCTATGAGAAAGAGTTGCTCCTGTTGATCCATCAGATACAGTAAGAGCTGTATCTGCACCATCAGTTACTGCTTGTGTTGTATAACCTCCAGATATCTGTTCGACAATCTGTAAGTTTGTATTAGTTTTTGTTCCCCATGTTCCGGCATTTTCACCGGTTGCTTGAAGTTCTACACCTAAAGGTGTGTATGTTGATGCCATAAAAAATTCTCCTACGCTGCTACATCGTTATAACTTGTATTTGATCCAGTTGCAACATTCGAATATGAAGAATTCGAACCCGTTGAAATATTACTATACGATGTATTAGAACCAGTGTCAACATCGCCATAAGCAAATATGTCTAC